CGCTTCGTCGGCGGGCTTCGCAGCGTCAGCCGGGGGCGTGGCAGCGGCAGCGGCGACCTTCGCGGGGTCCTCAACGGGGGCGCCGAGGGCAGCGGGCTTGGCATTCGCCAGGGTGGCGGCGTGTACCTCATCCACCTTGGCGAGCATGGCAGCGTCGTGGCTGACCGCAGGGATGACAGGATCAGGCATCGACACGCAGGGTCGTGGGGGTCACCAGGAAGGCGTTCTTGCCGGCAGCCTGGGCGGATTCCAGTTGGACCACAAGGTCCTCCGGGACAACCACCGAGGGGACGGCAGCAACCGCTTCAGGGGCCTTGACGGGCGCCTTCGGATCGGCCGCCTTGCGAGGGGCCTTGACGGGCTTCTCGGCGGGGGCCTGGTCGGCGACCACCGGCTCGGCCGGCTTGTCGGTCACTTCGGGAACGTCGGGGTTCTCGTTTTGTTCACCCATGAGGGTCCTTAGGGAGTTGTAGCGGGCATGCCGGCTTTCGCCAGTTGGCCCATCTGGTTGATGGCGTTCGGCCCGAGCTGCTGGATGAGAGCCTGCTGGGTCTGCTGTGCCTGCTCGGCCGCAACCTGTTCCTTGTCCTTGACCAGGCCGTCCACCTTGATACCCCGGGCTGTTGCCAGGCGGGTCAGGAGGTCGTCGAAGTTGAGGTAGGTCTTCAGGGAGTCAGGGCCGCCTAGGTCCACCACGTCCTTGACGTAGGCCCGGAGGTTGTCCAGCTCTGCACCTCGGCCCAGTGCATCCAGGCCAGTCACGATGATGGGCCGGAGGGCCTTCTTCGGGAGCGGCGGGAGACGGCCGGTGCGCTCAAGCTGAACCAGTAGGCGCCTCAGGAAGGGGAGCTGGAACTCAAGCGAGAGAGTCGAGTAGATGCCGCCCAGCAGGGAGTCAAGCTCCTGTGCCATGTAGCGGATTTCCTCAGCGGTCACGCGCTCGGCATTGCGCTGAATCGCCTGGTTAAGGGCGAAGGCGTAAGACAGCTCCTCCTTGAGGTCGGCAATCATCTCGCGGGCAGTGCGGAAGTCCTGAGCCTTCTCGGCCTGGAGCGCATGCACATCGTCCTTCTTGCCGTCGATGACATCGCCAGTCTCGGAACGGGTCAGTGCAGCGGCCTTCGTGGAGCCATTCGGGTTGCGCAGGAAGACCACCTTGGCAGCCACTGCGGTCCCCTTGACAAGGGCGGCGGTCAGAGCCTCCAGGGACGTGAAGTAGCCCAGGTAGTCTTCGACCATGCCACGGCCGTAGCTCTCGCCGTCCACCGGGGTCCACCGAAGGGGCAGCCAGGGGCAAGCGTCGAGCGGATAGCGGCCATGCGAGCCGGGCACCTTGATGCCTTCGACCTCCTGCCAAACAACCCAGTTGGTCTCAGTGCGGAAGATGCCGGTGTAGAGCGTGACGGTCTTGTCGGGCGAGTTGCGTTCAGCCAGCTTCGCCATGACCTGGCCCCGGATAGAGTCAGGCAGCGTGAGCGGGGACAGCGTGTCCTCGGCGACAACCCGCAGGGGCGTCCCTTCGCCATCACGGTGGACGACAAAGGAGTGCAGCGGGTAGACCTTCAGGCCACCGGAGGCCAGCATCTGGAGGAGGACGTTGCCGCCCACCAGGAGATGCTTCACGCCTTCACCCACGGGGGTGCGGCAGGCGTTGGCTTCAATCTCAGACTGGACCAGGCTCTCCATGCCGGCCAGCGCCTTCTCCACAGCGGCAAGCTGCTTGGGGCCACCGAGCTGGGCCAGCAGGCGGTCTTCTACTTGGAAGCGGAAGAACGACTGACGGGCCGGCATCAGCGACAGCAGCAGCTTGGACGACAGGGAGTTGACGCACCGGGCTCCGAAGTTGGAGTAGCCACGGCGGAGCTTCGAGGCACCCACACGGCCCGAGGGCGGGATGAGGGTGGGCAGGGTGTACTTGGCGCAGTCTCGGGCGCGGCTCAGGTATGGGCTGCGGTCGGCGGACAGGCGTTCGTACTCACCCCGCAGACTCGACGGGAGCTGCATCAGGCGGAGGTGGCCGGCGTGGGGACGGTAAGGCCGGTGGAGGCGCCAGGAGCGACGTTCAGCTTCTGGGCGATGCGGAGGGCGGACAAACCTGTGGACCGCTTGGAGGTCACGCCAGGAATTGCCAGCGGTGCGGGAGGGACCGCAGGGGGCAGCAGGGCCGTGGCCGGCGCTGGGGTAACTTTAGGAGCGGAACACATTGAGGATTGATTGAGGGGGTCTGGTTAAGCTCTAGCTAGGGTTTGGAGGCCCATAGCAGAGCGAAACACAGCTAACCCCTTGATCCGTGTAGCGATCCAGGCGTTTTAGGCCGTCTTGTAGCGGTCGTCTTCGCCCGTCTTGGTCACCTCGAAGGTGAGCAGGAACAGGACATTGCAGGCCGCGTGCGCCAGGTGGGACAGGCCGGTCTCCGGGTCCTTGTCCTGGCCGGTTGACCAGGCGAACAGGTGGCGGAACGTGGCGCCCAGCACGCGGGTGAACTTGAAGCCGCCGCGCCAGTTGTTGTCCTGGTACTTCCTGGCTCCGAATGCCAGGACCTTGGAGACCTCCGTGAGCGCTTCGAGGGGAAGCAGTTCGGGCCTGGAGTCCTTCTCGGAGTCGTGCTTCACGCCAGCCAGGTTGACCCGACGGGGGACAGTCCCGGTGGGGACAGAGGTGGCCGGAGTCGGCGCCTCCCGTACACAGTCCGGGCAGTGCGGTGTGGTGTAGTGGACGGCGTGGCGAATGCAGTAGGCGGCGGGGCCGTTACCCATGCGGTTCCTTTCGTTCATGTTGAGGGCAGCCAGCGGCCCAGCGGACAACCTTGCGGTCATCCAAAGGGCGTCTGGGGTGGTTGCACAGCACGGTCTCAGCGAAGCCGTGGTGCTTACAGTTCAGGCAGTCGTTGCCTCGGGGAATGAAGTGGCTCAAGGCTTCGGGATGTCCCAGCGGTCGAACGGGTTCACGATGCCGAAGCCGGGGCCGCCCAGTTCGCTGGTCGTCCACTCGGCCAGGCACTGCCAGGCGCGATGTTCACGCCCGTAGACGAACCCGTTCTCTCGGGCCCACCGGACAGCTCGTGTTGCGCGCTCCTTCTGGCGGGCCAGTAGGTTGGCCGTGGTGTCGCGCTGGTGGATAACACGGGCCAGGTCGATCTGCACCAGGCGCATGGCCGACAGGTTGGCGATGTTCTGCTCCCGCAGCTCGGCCAGTTCCTTCTGAACGGCACGGGTCTTGGCGCGCATGGCCTTCAGCTCATCCCGGAGGATGGCCTTGGCGGAGCGCTTGAGGGCGGCCAGGGTTGCGTCGATCATGCGGCCACCTTGACGAACATGCCGAGGCTTCGCTGGGTCTTGTCGACGCCCCACTGGCTATCCTCGGGATAGCGCGGGTTCCGGTAGGCGGCCTGGATGCCCTTGGGGGTCAGCTTCGTGACCGTCGCGGTGGTCAGGTCGCGGTAGCCGGTCACCGAGATGACCACCTTGTCACCCACGGCCACGGGTTGGCCCAGCAGGTCTTTGATTACGGTGTCCATAGGACAACCTCCTTGTTCTTGAAGTCGTAGTCGGATGCACGGCAGATGCGCGCAACACGGGCTTGAATGAGGGCGTCCGCCTCGGTGAACCCGAAGCGCTCGTAGAGGGCCACGGTGCGGTCCCATGCGGAGGCGTGGTGCCCATTGCCAGGTTCCCACCGGGTCTCGGTCTCACCCTTGCGGGGGCCGCGCTGGAAGGTGTGGGGCCGGCTGCACCAGATGACCCCATCGTCAAGAACCGCAGTGGCCTTGTCGTGGCCCGCACCTGGACAACCTGCGTAGCCGTCAGTCGAGTCACCGACGATGGCCTGGTAGAGGTGCCACCTGTCGGCCTCCTGCTCGGAGATGAGGCGCGGCTTCGTGTCCTTGGCTGGGTTGAACAACCACCCGGGGATGGTCTTCATGTCCTTGTCCTCGGACACGATGATCTTCCTGCCCTTCACCAGCGTTGGGTGCGTGGACAGGATGCCCATGATGTCGTCGGCCTCCAGGGTGTCCCGGCGGTAGCTCGGGTACTCCGCCTCCATGTAGTCCTTGATGGCCTGGAGGTACTCCGGGCGGCCCTCATAGGAACGGTTGGCCTTGTAGCTGGGCAGGACCTTGAGGCGCCAGTTGCTGACCGTTGGGCATGACAGGCAAACGACGACGGCATCGGCCTTGGTGCGCTCGATGAGCTTGGCTATCTCAGCGTCAACCCGAGGGGGTACCGTGTCCCAATCCACCAGGTCAACAGCAGGTTTCTCCAGGCCTGGGAAGGCATAGGTCTTCTGGCTGGTGGCCGATAGCTGGAAGGCGATGATGTCGGCGTCCAGGAGCAGCGTGGTGTGCGTCATCCCGGCAGCCTTGCGTTGATCCACCGCAGAACGGCAGCGGCCAGGCGGACCCACCAGGGGACCTCAGGAGGAGGCGGAGCGGGCTCGGCGAAACTCAGCAGGTTCTCGGGGCGGATGGTCCTGTACCCATAGACCGCCAGCGGGGGCGCACACATCACCGGAAGGTCGCTTCGTGGTAGTGGCTGAACTCGTCGAGGATGACCAGCGCCCACTCAGGGAACTTCTCCTTCAGGCGGTCCCAGCGGCGCATGCTGCGCGCGAACTCCGTAGAGTCCTCACAGGCGGCCAGGGTGAAGGTCCTGTTCGCCAGGTCCTTCGCGAAGATCTCGGTCATGTACTGGCCGGTGCCGTCGTGCCAGACCTGGCAGATGCCGAAGTCATGGTTGCGTGCCCGGTCCACAGGGCACAGGCCCGGCTTCAGCGAGATGACCTGAACGGGCACCGCAAAACCTGGCACCGTCCAGATGGCCGCGACCTCGCCACGGTCCATGTACTCAGCAGCTCCGCTGTCGGGGCTGCACTTCATGACGGACTCGAAGTTGCGAACCGCGCCCGGCTCGGGGCTCGGGATGAACACGTCGATGTCCTTCGGGGTCCGGCCGGTCAGCGTATCGCGCAAGTAGCCGCCAGCCAGGATCGCCTTGGGGAAGAACTTCTGAACTTCAGCCAGGACAACCAGGCCGAGTGTGGGATGCAGTGTTGCCATTACTTGGTTACTCCTTGGAGCCATTGCTGGAGCGCACGGAGCTGCTCTGCGTTTTGGTGGCAGGTTCCGTAGTTGTCGGCGACTGCGGAGGCAGCGGCTTGAGGGTCAACGGGGGCTGCATCAGGGATGCCGGAGGGGTAGGGAACCTCACCAGCGGCGGCGGCGTCGTGGAGCACGCGCCAGCCAGGAGGCAGAGCGCAAGTGCCCACAGGGACATAGACAGGGACTTCACGGACGATTTCCTTGGTGACGGTTTGGATTCGGACCTTGGCTTCGGCATGGGCCGGGAGGACCACTGCCTCCACCGCCGCCACCTTCTCGACCACTTGGGCGGTCTGCTCCTGTTGAGCCACGGCGATGACCTGCTGGTCATGCTTGCGGAGGCCAAAGGAGATGAAGATGGCGGCGGCCAGCGACAGGGCCAGGCCGATGAGGAAGGTCCTCACAGGCGCCCCGTTTCGAGGAAGAGCTGACCCACCAGAGTGGGCCGCCAGGTCGTGCTGTAGCCCTCAGGGGTCCGCGTGGTCAGCAGCCCGAGGGAGGCCGCTGCGGCCACCTCAGGGGCATGCGTCCTGGCGTAGTTGGACTGCACCTTGAAGGGCGAGTAGCTCGCCTCTTCGCAGACCCCTATGAGGGAATCCAGCAGTGCATCAGTGGGTTTCGGCCCAGTTGGTTCCGACTTCGTAAGCCCCTCCGAGGGGGCAACGGAATTGGAAATGTTCGCCAGCCAGGCGGATAGCTTCGACCGCAGCGCGGCCAACAAGTTCTGCTTTGTCATCGTCTACTTCGATTTGCCACTCGTCGTGGACGTTCGCCACAAACTCGTAGTTGGTTCCAGGGATGAGCCCAATGGACTGGAGGTAGTCGTCCAGGATGCAGAGGGCCTTCTTCATCTGCACGGCGCCGGCCGATTGCAGGAGGGTGTTCAGAGCGGCGTGCTGGGAGCGCACGGCCAGCTCCCGGCGGTCAAGCCCGTAGAGGAATCCACGGGCCCTGGCGTTAGCCTTGACCTTCTTGACCAGCTCGCCCATGGCGGGCAGATTGCGCAGGAAGGCGGCACGGGCGGCCTTGCCCACAGCCGCTGCCTCGGGGCCCTTGCGGTGCGTCTGGATGTAGCCCAGCTTCTCGTCACCGGCTCCGTAGATGAAGGCGTAGAACCAGGTCTTGGCGATGTCCCGTCCGGTCTGGTCATCCCCCTCTTCGAGGAACGGCTTGGCCTTCGGGTCCATCCCCAGCGCCCGGCAGTTGACCGAGTGCATGTCCGTGCCCTTGGACTTGTCGCCCTCCAGCACGGTCTTGATGTACGCACCTTCGTCGAAGGCAGCCATGAAGCCGGCCAGGTCGCGCAGCTCCAGGGCATCCGCATCGGCGCCCACCAGCTTCTTCCCCTTGGGGACGATGAAGAGGGCCCGGCACTCATGCCCGTAGGGGGCACGGCCGGATGGCACCTGAGCCATGTTGGGGCCCGAGTGGGTCATCCGCCCGGTCACTGCGCCGTTAGTGTTGACTCGGCCGTGGAGGCGTTTGTCGGCACCGGCCTTCTTCAGCCAGGCTTCCTTGCCCTCGGCGAGCTGGCCCAGCCGCTTGGCGACCATGAAGTATTCCTTCAGGGGCGCAGCTTCGGCATAAGGCAGCCGCGAGATGACCTCATCGTCCACCTTGGGCTTGCCGTCGTTGGTGAACTCGTCAGGCCGCCAGCCGTACTCCAGTCCGAGCCAGCGGGCTACGTGGTCACGGCTTCCGAGGTTGAACTCGGTGAGCTTGATTTTGGTCAGCGGGGCGCCGGCCACGTAGCCCGTCGAGTTGTTGTCTCGGGCGGGTGTGAAGGTCTTGCCATCAGGCAGATAGCGGGGACGGAAGACGTTGCGGACTTCCTGCTCCAACACCAGCCGGCGGTCAGCCAGGAGGGCGTAGAGCTTGACCGCAGCGGCCTCATCGAAGAGGAACCCGTGGACCTCCTGACGGCCCACGATGTATGCCACCTGGGTCTCCAGCAGGATGGCCGGTTCGCTGTAGTTCTTGGACTTGATCTTGTTCCACAGCTTGACGGTGACCACTACGTCCTGGATGCAGTAGTCCTCCATGGATTGGTTCCAGGAGAGCCAGCGGCGCGTGTAGGTCAGCTTGCGGGCGTCCTCTTCGGACATGCCGTGCTCTTCCACCAGGCTGCGGTGGAGCTGCGGGTCGCCCTTGTAGTCACCCTTGTGCTCGCCCAGGCGGTGGCCCCAGGCCTCCAGCGAGTGCATGCCGGTGAACTGCCCGGGGAACATGGCGCCGGCCTTCTTCTTCCTGAAGGCCATGTCGTTGCGGGCCAGCTCGGGCCACACCAGACGTCCAATGACCATGGTGTCCCGCTGGCGCCACCAGGGGATGGAGATGCCGTAGAGCTTGAGGAGGACCGCGCAGTCATAGCGGGTCCCGTTGTGTGCGACGACTAGCGTTGCCGGGTCGGCCAAGATGGCGAGGCCATCGGCCAGGGGCCTACCGCCCGGCTGGTTGTTGTAGGCCGTGTAGAGGCCCGTGGTGTAGTCGAAGATGACGAGACAGTGAATGACCGACACGGTGTCCAGAAGGCCATCGGTCTCAAGGTCGAACACCACCTCGCGGGTGAACATGAACGCCTCACGGATGGAGGCGGCCAGAGTGGAAAGGGACATGCGTTCTCCCGCCTCGGGGAGAGGCATGTGGTTGGTGGTTACAGCGCGCGGATGGCCGTGCGGAGGTTCGGCGTGACGGCCAGGAGGTGGCGCCACTCGCCACTCAGGCGGTCGTTGCGGCCCTGCCGGACGGCCCGGCGAGTTGCGCGGTTAGGCCACATGGCCGGGATGGCCGGGTAGTAGCCCAGGGACTTGCGTGCTTGGAGTTGGTCGCGGTTGAACATGGTCAGAAGTCCGATGTGCCCTCCCAAGGCAGTTGGTTGGCCTTGGTGGTGCGGTCAGGGAATGGAGATGCGGGTGCCCGTGCGGTGCCCTCAGAGAGGAGGCCGGTGTCGGGGTCGTAGTCCAGGGGGATGGTTTGGCCGGTGGCCTGGCCGGTGTTGCGGTCCTTCAGGCATCGCAAGGTGGTCCCACGGTCTGCGGGGTCCTCTGCCTGTTGGTCACGCTCCAGGCCGAACATGAAGTGCGACCACATGCCGATGGCGTTGGAGCCACGGAAGTGCCTGATCTGCACTCGGCCGCCTTCTTCGTGGGGCTTGCCTTCAGGGCGCGTCAGGTGGCTGATGAAGTGGATGAAGCAGCCCAGCTCCAGGGCCAGGGTCGCCATCTCCGCCATGATCCTGTCGAGGGTCTTGCGCTCGTCCTCTTCGGCAGCGACAAGGGCCGTCAGGTGGTCCAGGTAGATGGACTTGCAGCCGAGGCTGACCACCATGTACCTGATCTTTGCCTTGATGGTTTCCCAGTCGATGGACCCGAAGCTGTCGTAGAGGTGCAGGCGTTGGGTTTCGACAAGCTGCTGGATGGCAGCCCGACGTTCCTCCACGGTGACCCTTCCGGGGACATGAAGGACCTTGCCCACCACCTTGCCGGCGATGCGTCGGACGGTCTCAACCGGAGGCTGCTCAAGGTAGAGCACCCCCACCGTGAGGCCCAGGTCGATGAGGTCAAAGGCGATGGACTGCGTGAACAGGTCCGTCTTGCCCACGCCAGTGCCCGCACCGAAGGCGTAAATCTCACCAGGCCGGCGGCCATGGGTCAGCTCGTCGAGTGCGGGCAGGAACCACGGGCTGCCCCGTTCGATGTCCCTCTCCGCCTGCTCAGCCAGCTCCTCGATGCTTCGGATGCCGTCTGGCCTGTAGGGCTTGGCACCCCAGATGGCCTCGATGATTTGCGGGCCCTTGCCGGCCTTGAGCATCTCGTTGGCGTCCTTCATGGGCAGTGAGGCCACCTTGCAGCGGCCTGGACTGAACAGAGGGGCGCACTCGGCCACTGCTTCACGGCCAGGGTCGTCCTGGTCGAACATCAGGATGACCTCATCGAAGCGTTCAAGCCACTCCAGGGCAGCCTGCAGAGCCTTCTTGGCACCGCTGGCACCGTTGGGGACGGAGACCACGGGCCACTTGTTGCCCTGCACCTGGCTGACTGACATTGCGTCCAGCTCGCCCTCGGTGATGACCACCTTCTTGCCGCCGTCTCGCCACAGGTGCTGGCCGAAGAGGGGCAGGCCGTTCTTCAGCTTGCCGATGACGCCGAAGTTCTTATCGGCATCGCGCCACTTCTGGGCCACCACCTGGCCCTCTGCGTTGCAGTAGGGGGCGAGCTGGACCCGGCGCTCGGTCTTGGGGTCGATACCCGTGCGGTAGCCGAAGTGCCTTGCGGTTTCTTCGCTGATGCCCCGCTTGGGCAGCGCCATGATGTCGCCCGGGATAGGGCTGAAGTCGTCAGCCATGCGAGCGCTCCGTGGTGTTGAAGGGGCCTCTCCTGTTGGTGGCGTGTGGGCCTGGCAGGAGAAGCAGTGGGTGTGGCCGTCCGTGTAGAAGGCGTTGGCGTCGGAGCTGCCACACGCCGGGCACGAACCCTTGTGGGTCAGCTCGGAGTCGCTCATCAGGGGGTGAACTTCAGGGTTCCCGCGAAGGGCTCCCAGTCGGACAGGGACGCCGTGTAGCCGCCCTCCATCTGGCCGAAGCCCTCGTCACGGAGTGGGTAGCCACGGGCTCCGTCCACCTTCAGGACGATGACCGCCGGGTCTCGCTTGAGGCGGACCAGGCAGGGGTACGTGATGGCAGCCCGGAGGCCGCCCTGGGTGACTTCGACCTTCACTTGATTTCCTCGGTGAATGTCCGCGTGCAGTTCTTGCCGCAGGACTCGGAGTGGCTGGTCAGAGTTGGGACTGGCTGCCCACCACAGCGGGTGAAGTAGTGGTCCCGGCCGTTGGCCTTGAAGGCGTAAACCTTGCAGCCGTCCGCCTCGCGGATGACATGCGGTGTCCGCTCAGCCCGCTCGCGGGCCTCGGTGGAGAGGCGCTGTGCCCTGCCGGTCTCCGTCTCGGGCCCCAGGAAGAGCCACGAGAGGAAGCAGAAGAGCAGGAGGCCGATGAAGAAGCCGGCCACGTCCAGGTCGTCCCTCACGAACCACGCGAGGACAACCCACAGAGAAAAGCCGATGAGGACAGCCGACAGTGCGCTCATTCCAGGACCCCCTTGGCGCGGAGCTGCTGGGCGGTGCGGTAGCTCACCTTGGCATTGACCTCGCGCTCACGCACCAGGCCGACGTTGCGATTGATGGAGCCCTGGACCTTGCCGACGATGGACCACGCCGGGGCGCGGGCACTGTCCGCACCTTGCTGGATGAGGGCCTGATAGAAGGCCACAGCAAAGCCGGTCGGGCGGGGTGTCTTGTCAGTCAACATTGACCAGCTCCTTGTCGTTCATCCAGATGTCCTTGAGGTTCTTGCCTCGGATGAAGCGGACCAGGGAGGCGTCCTGCAACTTGCCCACCACGGTGGACTCCTTGAGGGACCGGACCCAGGACGGCAGGCCCACGCCGTGGCCGCGCTTGACCTGGACCTTCGAGCCTCGGGCGACGGGCTTGCGGAGGCGGTACTCGCCGTATTGCTTGCCCATCTCGTCCCACTTCATGAGGGTGTCCACTTCGTGGCCCGCATGACGGAGGTCCTCGATGACCGAGGAGAGGCGGTAGATGCCGTAGACGGCGAGAGCGGAGGCCGGCGTGATGGACTTGCCGGCCAGGAGGTGGGCCTTGATGCGGGCCACTTGAGTGGTGGACATGGGTGTGCTTTCAGCGCCACGCGGGCGCAGTTGTGCAACCCCGCTGGTGAGCAGGGAGGCCGCCTAAAAAGGACTTGAGGAGGGAGGGGTCAGGCCTTGACCAGGCCGGTGGCCAGCCAGGTCTTCACGTCGAAGCTGGGGCACGCCTTCGCCACGTTGGGGAAGTCGCGGTGGCCCTGGACGATGGCCTGGGGGAACTGCCCACGGAGGACCGTAAGGAGGCCCTTGAGGGTCACCAGTTGGGCGTCCGTGAAGTTCGCCTGGGGCTTCAGCTTGTCGTCCACGCCACCCACCAGGCAGATGCCGATGGACTCGTGGTTGTGGTTCTCGACGTGGGCGCCGCGCATGGTCAGCGGGCGGCCAGGCTCAAGGGCCCCACTGCGCCGGATGACGTAGTGGTAACCGATGCGCAGGAAGCCGCGCTCCAGCCGGTGCATGCGGTCGATGTCCGCAGCGGAGAGGTCTCGGGACGCAGGCGTGGCCGAGCAGTGGACCGCCAGGAACTTGACATCCTGGGGGGCCAGCGGTGCCGGCCCGGCCATCAGAAGAACAGGCCCAGGATGGCGCCCAGCGGGGCCACGACGATGCCGAGGGCCTTCAGGACCAGGAAGGACGTGAAGGCTGCACCAGCCAGGCACAGCTTGATGACGCTGACCAGGTTGATGAACCAGCCGACGATGGCTGCGATGACGGCGGCCAGGAAGGCCAGGGATGCGGTGAGTTGGATCATGGTTTCGGGGGTTCGTGGAGCCACGCCTGGGGGATGAACTTGTCCGCGTAAAGGAACCCGTTCTTGTCACACCAGGCGGCGTAGGTTGTGGGGGACCCCTTGGAGATGGGGGTCTTGGAGCGGCTGAAGACGAAGCGGATGTCGAGGTCAGGGTGTTGAGCCTTGACCAGGAGGTGCTTCTGTCGATCCGCCGTGACGAAGCGGCCCTTGGTCTCGACGATGATTCCGTTGGGGAGCTTGAAGTCAGGCGTGTAGGTGCGAGGCTTCGCGGGGTCAATGAACTTGACCTTGAAGGTCTCGTACTCGGCCTTGACGCCGGCTGCGGTGAGCTGGTGGGAGATGGCCTCCTCCAGCCCACTGCGGTAGCCAGCCTTCAAAGCGAGCGTGCGGACCTTTGAGGTCAGAAGTCGTCGTCCGGTTCGGGGCGACCGTCACCGCCTGCATCGGGGTCGCTCGGACCCTTGGCCGGGGCGAAGGTTTCGTCGTCGCCCTCGAAGCCGCCTTCATGCTTGCCGAAGCCGAAGCCAGCCGCATCCTTCGCGCCGCCACCAGTGGACAGCTCGATGATCTGGACAGCGTTCAGGC